GGAACTTGGCATTGAGGCGGCGCGGCAAAAGGCGTTAGATAGTGGTGAGTATTTGATTTTTGACACTGAAGCAGAAGCCTCTACTGTGGCAGAGGGTTTCAGCAGAGAGATAGGTGTGGACAATCGGCCCGTCCAAGGTGGCGGCGTTGGTGATTTTATTCCGTATATGATACAGTAACCAAAATAAATGAGAGTTTGTCATGGCAAGAGCACCCATCTCACTCGTTGAGAACCAGAATCCGCAGGTGAGTGAAGGCGAACTCATGGCGGAAATAGAGATTGAAGCACCCGGCACATTGGATATGTCGGGTGTAGCGTCTGATATAGACATTGAAATGGATGATGACGGCGGGGCGATGGTCGATTTTGACCCTATGGCTGCTCGCATGGAGTCTGGTTTCAATGACAATCTGGCAGAAGACATGGATGACCGCGTCATGGGTGCGGTAGCCAGTGAGTTGATGAGCGACTTTGACGCCAACAAGGCAAGTCGTCAGGAGTGGGAGGATGCTTACGCCAACGGTTTGGAATTACTTGGGTTCAACTACTCGGAGAGGACAGAGCCCTTTCGGGGTGCTTCTGGCGTCACCCATCCCCTTTTGGCGGAAGCTGCTGTGCAGTTTCAGGCCCAAGCGTTCAACGAGTTGCTGCCGGCGGGAGGGCCCGTGCGGACTGCGGTAGTTGGTTCTGAAACCAATGCCGTATCTGATCAGGCGCAGCGTGTAAAAGACTTTATGAACTTCTACATCACTAATGTGATGGAGGAGTACACCCCTGAATTTGACCAAATGCTGTTCTTTTTGCCCTTGGCAGGCAGCACGTTCAAGAAAGTTTATTACGACGAGAGCATTGGCCGGGCTGTAAGTAAGTTTATTCCGGCGGAAAACCTCATTGTCCCATACGAAACAGCGGATTTGGAGACTTGTCCCAACATCACGCATGTCGTTCGTATGAGCTTGAACGAGCTTCGCAAGCGTCAAATTGCTGGTTTTTACCGTGATATTACGATTTTACCGCAACAGGCTGACGCAGACGATCTATCGGGGGCTTTGGATGAGCTCACGGGCCTTGAACCGTCGTCCGTGGACTATGATTGCACGTTATTGGAGTGTCATGTCGATCTCGACCTTGAGGGATACGAGGATGTTGGCGCAGACGGCGAGCCTACAGGTATTAAATTACCGTATGTTGTGACGATCAGTCAGGACAACGGTCAGATTTTGTCTATCCGCCGTAATTATCGTGAGGATGACGAAGAGAAGAAAAAGATCCAGTATTTCGTGCACTACAAGTTTTTGCCGGGATTTGGTTTCTATGGTCTGGGTTTGATCCACACGATTGGTGGTTTGTCTCGCACGGCAACGGCGGCACTACGTCAGTTGATAGATGCGGGTACTTTGTCGAACCTTCCGGCAGGTTTCAAGGCTCGCGGCCTACGGATCAGGGACGATGATGATCCGCTGCAACCGGGCGAGTTTCGGGATGTGGATGCGCCGGGCGGTGCCATTCGTGACAGCTTGATGCCTTTGCCGTTTAAGGGTCCGGACGGTACGTTGTTCCAGCTTCTTGGCTTTGTGGTTGATGCTGGCCGGCGGTTTGCGACGATCACCGACATGAAGGTCGGCGACGGCAACCAGCAGGCTGCTGTGGGCACGACTATTGCGTTGATGGAGCAGGGCTCGCGCGTGATGAGCGCGGTCCACAAGCGTCTTCATTATGCCATGAAGGTAGAGTTTAAGCTTCTTGCCAAAGTGATGGGCGAGAGCTTGCCGCCGATATACCCGTATGCGTTGGAGGGTGTGGACTCGGCGGTCAAGGCGAAGGATTTTGACGGTCGGATTGATGTGATACCGGTCTCAAACCCTAATGTGTTTTCTCAGGCTCAAAGGATTGCGTTAGCGCAGACAAAGATGCAGTTGGCGGCGCAAGCCCCGCAGATGCACAACATGTACGAGGTTTATCGTGACATGTACGAGGCTCTGGGGGTTCGTGACATTGACAAGTATCTGAAGAATGAGCAGGCGGTAAAGCCTGTCCCGAAAGACCCGGCTCAAGAGAACATGGACGCGCTGGATGGGGTCCGACTGATGGCATTCCCCATGCAAAGTCATCAGGCGCATATCATGGCGCACTTGGTCTTTGCCGGGTCACCCCTTGTCGCGACCAATCCGGCCCTTGCAACCGCTCTGCAAAAGCACGTCATGCAGCATGTGCAGATAGACGCGCGTGAAAAGGCGGCGCAGCAGTTGGGTATGACGGGCCAAGAACAACAGATTCCGCCACAAGTTCAGCTTCAGCTTGACACATTGTCGGCGCAGTTTATGGCAGAGGGCCTGAAACAGGTACAGGACATGGGACGTCAGCTTTCTCAGGCGAACAAGCAAGATCCGGTTGTGGCTCTGAAACAACAAGAGCTTCAGCTTGACGCGGTTCGCGAGCAGAACGACCAGATGATGGAAGAGCGGGAGCTCAACCTGAAAGAGGCTCAGATGATGGATAAGTCACGTCAGTTTGACGAGCGCATCCAGAGCCAAGAAGAGCAAACGGCGGCGCGGATTGCAGCCGCTCGTGAGCGTGAAATGTTGAAAATGAGGAGCGCAGAATGAGCGTCGTAAAGATTGTAACCAACACCCCCAAGAAAGCTCCGAAACCGGAGCAGACAGGCGGCATCAAGGAAGTTAAGGTACCGACCGGTATGGGCATGTCCACGGCGCGTGGAATGGGTGCGGCCAAAAAGGGCGGCAGCTACCACGCCGTAAAGTAAGGCTAGGGACCTCACAAAGTTATGGACCCTATTTCTGCAATGGCGACGGCTTCAGCGGCCTTCGGGGCGCTGAAAAAAGGCTTTGCCATCGGCAGAGATATAGAATCTATGGCATCCGACCTTTCGCGTTGGATGGGCGCTTTGAGCGACCTAGACCAAGCCGAGAAAGAGGCCAAAAATCCCCCTATTTTCAAGAAGTTATTTGCCGGCAAGACCGTTGAGCAAGAGGCTATTGAAGTTTTTGCAGCAAAAAACAAGGCGCAAAAACAACGTCAAGAGCTCCAGCAATGGATTCAGTACACAATGGGTCAGTCTCATTGGGACTCATTGGTTCGCATGGAAGGGCAAATTCGCAAACGCAGGCAGGAGACTTTGTACGCTCAAAGGGAGCGGCGGCGTAAGTTTGTTGAGATACTTTGTATCTTACTGTTAATGACGGTGGTCGGGGCTTTTATCGTTTTTCTTGCGTGGCTGTATGTTCAAAGGAGAAACAATGGCTAAGAAGTTTCAAAAAGACACTGAATACAGCAAGTACGATCTAGATGGCGACGGAGAGATCACAGATGAGGAGCTTGCCCATGCCAAAGAGATACGGCAGGCTGAGCATGAACTTCGCAAGCTGCGTGCGCAGAGACGTATGGCTACCGCTACTTTGGTGGCGATGGGTTTATTTACTGCGGCCATGTTTTTTGTGGATATCCAAAGAGTAGAGGCGCTGTCTGACATCTCTAACTTGTTTTATATAAGTGGTGCCGGTCTGGTCGGGGCGTACATGGGTGTGTCGGCGTGGATGAGCCGCAAGTAAGTTAGATGGTTGATGCGTTTTTGCTGCTTGTTTATCTTGGCACGGGCGATTTTAGAAAATTAGAGTCTGGTAACATGTATTTTTATTCCGTTACCGAGTGCAACTATTTTGCTAATCAAGTTTCAAAACGGTACGGCAATTATCGCTTTATTCAGAACATGGACCCCAAGGATAGGGTTACGGCGTACTGTGTTCCAAAACAAGTTAACCCAGACCAAACAAAGGTGTATTGATGTTACAGGCGTTGATAGGTCCAATTGCATCTCTTGCAGGTACTTTTCTTGAGAAAAAAGTAACTGAACAGAAGGCAAAGGCTACTTTGGCTCAAACAGAGGCCGAAGCGAAAGCTGAAATTATGAAAACGGCGGCTACCCACGATTCCAAGTGGGAGTTGATCATGGCCGAGTCTACAAAAACGTCCATCAAGGATGAAATTGTAACCGTAATCGTTTTAATTCCTGTCGTGCTGGTTTTTGTGCCCGGCATGGAGGATGTGGTCAAGAACGGCTTTGACCGTCTGAACGAGTTGCCGGAGTGGTATACATATCTGCTTTTTCTCACATGTAGCGCCGCATTAGGCATTCGCGGGCTGGACAAGTTTATGAAAAAATAGTATTTATCTCACATGAATGAGATAACTCTCGCACAATTTGTCCTTGATCTTGTGCGCAAGAAAAAAGATCAGGTCACTGAGCTTGTTATGGCCGGCGGCGTAAAGGACATGGAACACTACGGGCGTTTGATGGGCAACATAGATGGCCTTGAATACGTCGAACAGGAACTCAAGAGCCTGCTAGAGAAACAGGAGCGAATGAATGACTGAGGCTACACAGCCGCAAGAGTCTGAAAAGACTGAAGAAACTCCGTGGGTAATGCCTGAAGACCGGGTTTTAGACCCCACGCTTTTAGAAAAGTCTCTCGTAGACAGGATGCCGCAACCGACCGGTTGGCGTGTGTTAGTGCTCCCATACAAGGGAAAGGCCAAGACCGCCGGCGGCATTTATCTTCCCGATCAAGCTGTTCAAATGAACGAAATATCCACGCAAGTGGGGTATGTCCTTAAATTAGGTCCTCTCGCATACAAAGATGAGGCAAAATTTCCCGGCGGCTTCTGGTGTAAAGAAGGCGATTGGGTAATTTTTGCGCGTTATGCGGGCTCAAGATTTAAAATTGAGGGCGGCGAGGTCAGAATACTCAACGACGATGAGGTTTTGGCAACAATTCTTGATCCAGAAGACATTCTGCACAACTGAGAGGCATCATGGAAAATTTGATTGAAGAGAAGGAAGCCGAAAAGCTTGAGGTTTCTGCGGAGCCGGAAGCTCGTGAGGAGCCTGTAGAGGTTGAGGTTTCTGGCGAGCAAGCGTCCGGAGATGTTGAGGTAGAGGAAACACCCGCGTCTCAGCAAGAAAAACAAGTTTCTGACTCCCAAAAGCGTATTGATAGATTAACCAAATTACGCCGGGAAGCTGAACGCCGTGAAAAAGACGCACTTGCTTACGCAGAAGCTGTAAAGAAAGAGTCGGAAGAGCTCAGAGCCAAAATGCGCAACCTTGATCAAGGTTATGTGCAAGAATATTCTGGTCGGGTTGAGTCCGAACTAGAGTCTGCCAAAACTTCTCTGCGGCAGGCGATGTCCATAGGTGACACAGATGCCGCTGTAGAGGCGCAGGAGCGCCTAGCACAGCTTAGTGTGGCAAAAGAGAGGGCTAGGCAGGCCCAAGCTCAGATGGAGCGTCAGCGGCAAGCAGAGCCCCAGCAAGAGCAAGAGCCCGCTCAACAGAATTACAATCAATCAGAACCAAGACGTCCTGACCCGCGCGCCGAAGAGTGGGCAGAACAGAACGATTGGTTTGGAAAAGATGACGCCATGACGTATGCGGCATTTGGCATACATAAGCGTTTAGTAGAGTCAGAAGGGTTTGACCCGACATCTGAAGACTACTATAGTGAACTTGATCGAAGGATTGCGGACGAATTTCCGCATAAACTCGGCAAGACCGGCCAGCAGAGCTCTCGCCCCGTCCAGACGGTAGCCTCTGCTTCTAGGACCGCTAAAAATTCTGGACGCCGCAAGGTCAAATTGACCTCTTCTCAAGTTGCCATAGCCAAGAAACTTGGCGTGCCTCTTGAGGAATATGCTAAGTACGTTAAGGAGTAAAATCTGTGTCAGATATCGAAATCACAAAGTCTTCCGGCACTGATCGTAGCTCCCGTGTTAGCAAGACAAGGGAGAAAGAAACGAGGCGCAAGCCTTGGGCTCCCCCGTCTATGCTAGATGCACCACCTGCGCCCGAAG